CAAACTTGAAATCTTTTACTGACATTCTTTATTTCCTTATCGTGTTTGTTTTAATTAGTAATTAATAGTGGTATTAGTCGTCAAATGATGCGCCGGTTGAAAGAATTACGAAGTCAATCGCAATATACTCGATGGCGCGGGCTGGCTTGATCATGATCTTGGCATACAAAATGTTGCGGTCAATCAAATCTGCCGTAGTTGTTGATTCATCCAAGATGAGTCGGTAATCGGTGATCCCAAAGTCCGTCTTGACATTCGCCAAGAATGGCTCAATGAGGCCCTTAAATCTATTCCAAGTCGCTTGGACGTTCTGTTCAAAGAGAACCTTAGTAGAGAGAATTGAAATTTGCTTCTTCAAATAAATCACCAATCTCCGGACATTGATTCTGTCAAGTGCAGAGGCGCGCTCTTGAAGCGTCTTTTGGCCGAACACAACAATCCCGCTAGAGGGGAACGAAGCAATCGGGTTAACGCGGGCATCGTAAAGGGTGTCGCGATTCCGCGAAGTAAGGCGCGTAACGACATTCGTAATGGGGATCCCCGCAGCGCCATCAGTCAATCCGCCGCGATTAAATCCAGCAGGAGCAAACCAGATCTTAGCGGAACGCTCAGAGCTAGCCAAAACACCCAACATGGCCACACTGGGTGGTACCCAAAGAAGCTGGCCAGTAGTTGCATCGCGAGTTTGAACCCACGGATAGAAGGTGGCGCCGTAAGAAGAATCTACGCGGCGGGCAATCATGTTGTTTGCAATCTGGATGGGAGTGTAGGGGAGGCGGGCGGCTGGGTCCGACTCGTAGCCCTCAGCGGGCGGCTTATAAGCATTGGAAATATCAATTAATGCCAATGCGTCGGCGCGGCTTTCACACGTGTTAATCATATGACCAGTGAGGGAGTCCAAACCTAGTCCAGGGGCTGCCAACATATTCATATCTATGACTTCGGGATCAGCCACCGTGTCAATGGCGCGTTTCCAAGTAAAATATATCGAATCATTAGTATTCGTCGAAGTTGTGGCGCTCATTCCACTATTATATGTGGGATCGGGTACTCGAATGTTAAACCCATCAGTTCCGCCCCAGAAAGGAGCAGTAAATTTATTAAGATCATTATCCAGAAGATCCGTGTAAGAGCCAAGAGCGGACACACTTCGTCCCGGACCGCTTCCGGCGCGAGAGCCTGACTTATAAAATGCGCTAGCATAGCCACCACTGCCTGTGATGATATCATCCATAGTAAAGATATATGAAAAGGCATCAAGTCCAGTGGTGCTCGATTCGCTTGGATCGTACCCGCTTGCAAGTTGGGTCCACAACATTCCAAAGTCCTTAACACTAGGATCTCCGGAGGTGCTGCCAGAAGCGCGAGTAGTTTGATAGCCAAAGTAAGCGCGCGTATAATTGCTTAAGCCGCCGTTGGATGCAGAATGGCGAAGGCGCACGGAGGGCCACGCCAATGATGCAGTAAGGCCGCCCATCGCAGCGGTGAGTGCCATCGTTTCGCCGGCGGCATTCCAGAAATTGGAAAGAGTTTTTCCAACGTTAGCATATACAGAAGAGCTGGGGGTGTACGTAGCGCCGGCGGGGTGATCACCTGCGGCGCCGCTTTGATAATATGTGGGAGTTGTGGGAATCGGGGGGCCTTGATAGCCAAAAGGAACCAGTGCTTCTAGCCCTTCTCCACCGCCATTATCAATGGCCGCGTTAACCTGCACCCAAACAAACTTGGAGCGATTGGGATATTTGCCATACTCCGCAAGACGGCGATCGGATTCGTTCCACTTTTGATAGGTGTCGCCGATTTGCTTTCCAATGTAGTTGGGCGAATTCGGATTAAGATCCAAATTGTCAAAACGCTCCATAACTTGAACATTGTTGTCAGTATCATTAATTGAGCGGATAACAACAGAGAAAGTGCCATAATCACTAATAGTTGTATTTGACTGGCGAATTCTTTCAATAGAAACTTTGCAATTTTTACTTAGCCATTGGCCATGGCCTCGATCGCGAAGACGAAAAAGCTTAGTGGCATTTTCCGCGTTAAATGACGTCGCAGTGCCCGTGTCCTGGCCAATAAACCACCCGGTAACAGCCTCGCGGGTCGCTTGCCCGAGCATGTTGGCGGGGCCCGGCGGGGTGCCCGATGTGGATCCGCTTTCTTGAATTCCCGCGATGATGCCGACCAGAGTGGTGGCGCTGGCCAGGCCACTATCGCGCAATTCTTGCTCAAATGATTCCCCCAGCCAATAATCTTTTTCAGCCGAAGTGGGATAGAAATTCCCACTTACACGTAATTGGGGGCTTGTGTTAAACTTCTTGCGCAAGAAGTCAGAATTAGAATCATTAAGAGTGAAGGAGATTTTTTCAGGACTGGTAGCGTTCTTGGACCCACTCACTAGAAGCGTGAAAACTCCTGAAGCGTCTGAACACACCATGGCGCCCTGAGAGGGACATTGACTGTCGCTATACTCGTCCAGCCACGTGTCTTGTTCGGTGGTGCCCTTGTCCATCGACCCAAAAAGTGTTCCGGAAAGATTAATGCCGCCATTATCAGTATACCAAATAGCAGCTAATTGGAATGAGCCAGTACCGGTAAACACCGGATCGGCAGCATCTGCCGAGGAGGACTTGGCGATCCAAAGTCCGTAGGCGCCACCGCCACTGGCGATTCCGCTCTGAAGTTGATCTGTTCTCCAGCCGGCCTTTGAGGCTGTGGTGCCGTCCTTGTTGGTGCTCTGCTCTCCAAGCAAGCGCACGTATGTAAGAGGAGCCACATTGGCATTTAAAAACGCCTTGGCGCCGTATGTGCCGTACATCGGTGACTGCAGGTGTGCCGTATTGCGAGATACGTCCCCGCCGGCGCGGCCCGGCACGGTATCGCCGAATACTTCTACAAATTCTGAATATGATTGAACCTTAATCGGTTGGTTTCCAATGCCTCGCTGCGCGCGGCCAATAATAACGGGTCCAATTGTGTCTGCTGTTTTCGGTACAAAGGAGTTATCAATTTCGTTGATGAAAACCCCAGGAGAGACAAACTTGAAATCTTTTACTGACATTCCTTACTCCCTTTCTTCTTAAAACAAATGCTATACATTGTTTTTTGCCATCAACCTTAAATAGTATTTTCAATTTCAAAAGGCGCTAAAACTCCTGAACTAAACTGATAATATGGCTTTCAGTTCAGGAAGTGCGTGATTTTCGCCACTTAGGGCCTTAAAATCTCTTAAACCCAGTAGGTCCCGACCCTGAGCCCGGCATATTCTGTTGGAAGTAGTCGTTTGACATGGTTGTGCCGGCGTCATTGGCAAAAGAGTCTTCATGAATAGATGCGGCACCGAAGAAAGAATCCTCTCCCGTTACGATTGTCTCGCTAGGATATGTAATCTCTACAAAATTTTCATCGATGCGAACAATGGGGCGGTCATCGTTGGGGCCCTCACCGATGAGATATCCCAATACTCTAATTATAATTTCAGTGGTAAACATACGCATATCTTCGTCAAGATTACTAACATTATTATTATGAGTAAAATCTTGATCAATGAATGCTTCATATAGGTGACCATTTCTACGCATTACAAACGAATTAATCTGACCGGTTCGGGCCATAAACGGCGTCATCAACTCGTTCATTTGCTGCTGGTATTCAGTTTTTATCGTTATTTTGTAATCCACATTAATATAAACAGGGATCGGGATCGATAGATATTGAATGACAAGTTTTTGGTTCACTCTCGGATAATAATATTGTTCTGCGGCTTCGGTGGATGTTCTCGTCCCAGCGGCAACAGCAAAATTGCGTGTTTTATCTTGCTTGATGCGCTTTGCTAAAACGATGCGGCCAGTGCGACCATTTTTATCAGTGGAATAAGTTTGTGCCTGGTATGCGCCTTTGCGAGAGGGGTCTTTGGCAATATTGGTGCGCTCGACGCTTATCAGGGGCAACTTCAGGGCGCCCCCGTCATCTCGGAGTGCCTCATTGTTCTTAATTTGGTAAGAGCGTTCCGGCGTTTGCCACAGAACGGGTACTTGGGTGAACCCCTCGTTGCTTTTGGCGCTGAGGTTTAAATCTTCTTTGACCCAAGACACCAAAGCAAAATCGATTGTTTCAATCGTAGAGGAAAGCAAGCCCAATTCTTCCAAAGTGGTGCTTGTGGCGCCAGGTGGCAGCATTGCAAAACTAAAATCATCAGGTAGCATCAAAAAGTCCCTTTCTTGCTCTTCTGCATCTTGCAGAAATTTCAAAACTGTGGCCTACTTGCCCAAAAAGCTTACGCGCTGCAGCCAATTTCACGATCTCATAATAATAAGAACCATAGAGCACAAAATCACCCTCTCGAATGTACATATCTTGATCTTCGGTAAGTCGTCGTTCATGAAAGTGTACATTTATCTCCCAAGTCTTGTCAATTCCGACATTTTCTAGATATTCCGTTGAATAATCTGTAAACTCAACCAGGGCGTATATGCGAATTGGAGGGAGATAGGTTTTTTCCATTGCCTCACCGTACAATTCATGAAAATCGGTAGTTTTCATGTCAATGGCATAATAGAGAATTTGCTGTCCGATGACTTTTTCTATAAGCTCATCGTTTACCTGCTTAACTAGGTTACGCTCTTTCTCCCCCAAGAAGAGTGGCGGCGGGGGCTGTGCTGGCCTGTTCCATTCATTTGACATTTAAGTTACCCCACAAAGATCGGCAAAGGCGACCCCTTAAATACTGTTGCGGTGGCATCAGCAGTTTCTGAGTCATACTTAACCAACTCTTTGTATTCAACCTCTTTGAGCATCTCTGCGAGTTTATCCTTGAGGTTTTGTTGTTCTTCTTTGGCTTGCGAGAGCAAATCTGCATGATTTAACGTAACCGATTCGCCAGGAATGGGTATTTGGGTAAACTTTCCTCGAATTTGGCCCAACATCTCCTTACACAGCGCTAACGCATACTTGCGGATCCACTGCTTGCCCATAGAGTTGATGTTCTCATAAGGAATATTGCCAAATGGCACCGTGTTTATATTATTGATGCCCTGTGTTCCATCAGTGAAGTCTGAACTTTCTTCCCACGCGTTTTGATCGTCTATATAAAACCGGAACCACATTCTATCAATACCACTAAAGTCCCAATAGCCAGGATCGGGATAAAGACGCAGCTTGTTATTGATGACCTCATACGAGAAATTGGAAGTGCGCGTGAAAATAGAATCCTCGTACATCATGGCCTGTAGTTTGTTTTGCCACGTCGGAATAAGCTCAAAAGTAGAGTCGTCAGAAAATTGACCATACGTTGACATATTGCCCACCACTCCAATGCCCCCATAATAGCCGTAAAAGCGCCACATGGCGCGCGGGGTCTTGTAGAACACCTGGGTAATGATGATGCGCTTGGTGCCCACTTTGCCGGCAAAGGCGACTGTTGTGCCCCCATCATCCACACCGCTAGAGGATGCGTCTTCAATAATTTGCTGCAGGTCATAATCTTGTTTTTTGCTCTGCGGCTTAAATGATCCTGAATATTGTGCTACAGCACCACCAAGACCACCCATTGAAATCATAGTATCGCCAACTCTCTTAGAATACCCAATTTGAAAACGAGGATATTTTAAACTCACACCTGCTGGGCCGTCGGTTAGCTCGCCCTTATAATCAAAGGAGCCCGTGGTGTTTCCCAACACGCTCGAAAGCACATTTTTTCCTTGATGTAGATTAACAATATATGAATACTCTAAAACCGCCTCTTCGTATGCAGAATAAACGTTTGAAGGTGTAAGCTCAATGTCAACCACATCGCCGCCCAACTTTTTATATACATAAGCTACTTGCGCGGAGGCACCGCTAATGAATTCGGCAGAACCGGAGTACATGCCGAAAGGCAAGGATCCGGTAACCAAATCTGTGCTGCCAGTAGAAGTTAGGACAATGGCGCTAGCTTGAGATTTGGGACTAAGGTTTGTCGGCACACACGGGCCCTCCTATTTGATAAATAGTTTTATCAAGTACAAATACCGACCATGGCACCACTTTATTATGATGTCTTCTTTTTAACGCTCTTTGTCTTCTTAAATGTGGCCGTGGTGGTCGTTTTTGTTGTGTTTTTGGTCGGCGTGGTTACTTCGGTTTCCGTTACTTTAACCGCGGGTGCGGTTTTGATCACCGGAGTTGTGGTCGCTGTGTCGATCTCGACAACATGCGCCGTTTTGAGTGGAGTAGTTGCTTCGACCCCTCCGTTTGCCGGATGTGTTGAGTGTTTTCCGTTAAATTTAGCGGAAGCTCTGATTCTACGTTTTTTGCCCATAATAGGTGCTCCTTGTGTGTATAGTAAATAGTTTAAAATCTCAGAAACGAAAATCTCAAAAATTGTAAGCGAAAAAAAATTGGCAGATCGACGTTTTTGAGGTTTGGTCTCCAAAAGAAAAACCCCCTCCGAAGAGGGGGCAAAACATAAAGATATATTTATTTTTAGAGCACAGTATATTCAACCACAACATTAAAGCGACCAGCGGTTGCGTCCGCGGCCAAGGCCGTGGTCGTACAAGCGTATAAGTACTTTAAGGTTGTTGCAACTGCAATGCTAGGCGAAGCATATGTCAGCGCTGCTGAGTTGTAATTTAAATCAGCCTCAGTATAACCAGTAGTAGCGCCCGAACCATCGGGAGCGACCATCGATGCACCAGCGCCGAAAATCTCAGTAGGTGTGTCCACAGCTGAGTTTGCTGCGGTGCCCGTTGTTGCGCTTAGAGACAAGTGCCCCACGAGCGTCTGCCCTGCGGCGGTGCCGACATTGAAATATATCTTATCGATTATAATCTTTGTCGCAGCTTGCATCCCGGCTGGTACCGAAACGTCTAGGGCGCCCAGTTCGACAAGAACATCATCGGCTCCGAAGGTCGTGCTGCCATCCCCTATATTTGCCAAAGTGCCGTTAAAAGACTGAACCTTTCTACAGCCAGTATTGAATGCCACTCCTTCTGGAGCCATCTGTGCGCTGCCCCAGTTAATCTCTCTCTTTAAGTTTTGAATTAGTGCTTGGGTTCTTGCCAAGCCTACTCTTTTTGATCCCATATTTAAAACCCTCCATTTATGTGTTTATAATTTAGGTGAGACAAAAGATACACTCCTGCCTCGCCTATAAATAGTTTTCCACATAAAGAAGACCCCCGCCTTTTTCAAGGCGGGGGCTTTCTGTGTCACGTTTAGCCGTGCTTTTTACCTAATATGTAACAAATGTTTATCTATTAGGAAGTAGCGCCTGCTTCACCATTCAGACCACGTACGATAACTAGACCATACATATCAGGACGGACCATCTTCTTCGCATAACGCGTCATGACTCCCTTACGGGGCACGAAATCTTCCGGTCCGAAGATTGTGGGTGTAGTTTGTAGCGGCACATACGGTGCATACACATATCCGCTTTCAAGGAAAGAGGATCCGCGACGACCAACCAAGATAACGTTACGATAGAAGTACGGATCAACGTACACATCGAACTTCTTGGTCAGCGAGCCGACCTTAACCGCACCAATGGAGCCACGCTCATCGTCACCAGTGACGGAAGCACGGAATCCAGCAGTGAACTCAAGCACGTTGGCAATTTCGGGTCCGCAGACAACGAAATTAGCGCCACCACGCAGAGTCTTACGGTGGATCTGGGCTGACACATCGTTAATGGTCTCGACAAGAGTCTCATACCATTCCGACACGGTACCGGTGAAGTCCGGAGCCGCAGAGCTAGCGCCAATTTCAGCACCAGTTGTACGGTTCACGAAAAGACCCGGTGAGCGGGACCAATACATGGTCTCAGCCGTAGCGCCCTTAACAAGATCCTCAAGAATCTCGCGATCAATCTCAAGAGCAATCTGCTCAGAGAGGATACTGGTCAGCTCAACCTCGGCATCAAGGTTGTGGTAGGCGTTGAGGTCTTGACCCAACTCCGGTGTCCACTTAGCCTTGAGCTTCTTGGTAATCGCTGTGACTGCCACGGAATCAACCTTGATGTCGATCTCGGGGATCTTCTCGTTCCCTTCCAAGCCCCATGGATCGTCACCGACCACAGAACCAAGAGCACCACCAGTGACAAAGTCATCAGTCTGGGGATACTTAACGGTCTGAGAACCGGTCAAGCTCCGAGCGAGGTTGGCAGCAGAAACTCCGGTGCCGTAGTCAACAGCAACGAGAAGACCAGTAGTCGTACTGGCGCCACTAAGGCGCGTAAGACGACGCAACTGAATCCCTCCGAAGTCGTGGCCGGTTTCGCACTGAGTACGAGCCTGACCTGCAGATGAGCTAATGGTAATTCCAACCAAGTTGCGCGTGTTGAGGTTAGTCAACGTTGCCAGCGGGAATGTACCGATTGCAATTGCGGCACCATCGGGAATCTCAGGATCCCATTGAACGAGATCACAGATTGTGGAACCAACAGATGAACTATACTTACTTGCAGTAAGGTGGGTAACCGTCACGCTGACTGAGCCAGTCGGGGACGCATAACCGTTGTTCATGTTGTAGGGGCCAAGTTCCGCGAAGGAACCAGTGATTCTCACACCACCGGTAATCTCGGAACCGACTCTGGCGCCACCATACAGTGAACGCTCGACACCTGCTTCCGATTTGGTGCCCATGGTACCATAACCCAAACGGGGAACCCCTGCTCCATCAGTTGAAACTGTGAAGTCGAGGAAGAAAATGAGACCACTAGGTAGACTCATCGGCTGGACACTAACAAGATCGTTAGCAATCAAGCCTGCGAAAACACGGCGGACAATAGGGAACGCGACGGCTGCAAAGCCTTCGACATCCCCACCGGCCATGGTGGAGCTTTCGCGGAGTAGTTCTTTTGCTTGGTTTTCAAGCAGGCGCGCCATTGAACTGCGAGTAGACTCTTTATTGAGTCCCTCAAGAAGACCGGTTCTCTCCCACTTGGAAAGAAGAGCCGAGCCCTCAGCACGCATGTCGCGATTGACAACACCTTCTGTCAATCTATCAACAATACTAGACATTTTAAATCACCTCCTATAATATAATGATTATTTGTTTATTATTTTATTCCAGCTAGTTTTTTCATCCGATCTTGGAATGGATCGGAAGCCGTGGACTCATGACGAGTCGCACGAATAACAGATGCCCGATTACGTCCGATGGCCTCGCTCAGTGATTGTGGGCTTTTCCTTGGAGCGGCCTCCACTGTGCTTTGAAGCGTGTCGAAAATAGTTCGTGCCTCTATTACAGAACCAGCATTGGAAATAGCTTCGACAATTTTTGTTTTTTGTCGCTCATTTAGGGAGGTATTTCGCAATACGCGGTTCGTATAAAGCAAGCGAGCATTGGAAAGGTTTACATCTTGTAAACCTTCTCGCAACTCTTCAACGGCTTGCCTATATTGGTTGTTTTGCTCTTTAAGATTGTTATTTTCTGCAACAATCTTTTCTTGAGCCTTTGTTAAAGCTTCTAATTCTTCTTTTACGTCATCATCCTGCATTCCCGCAAGTTCTCTTTCTTGCTCATGCTTAAGTTGTGACGTAGGGCGGCCGGCCCAGCCGGACAATTCGGCCCCCAAATCAACTGTAAGTTTTTCTGCGATGGCATCTACGAGGGAGTCGAGATTTTCGTTGGTGGAGGACATTGTGGCCGCATTGACCCCTCCTTCCTCTTCCTCTTCCTCTTCCTCTTCCTCGCCACCTTCAAGATTCTGCATCTGGAGAGCGTCCGCTTCTGCGGCGCCGGCGGCGGCATCGGTGGCCTCTTCAAGTTCTTCTCCGAGATTAACTTCAACTTCTTCGCTATCTTGAAGCTCTTGAAGTGCTTCTTGGAGGGCACCTAGATCGATTGACACTTCGACGTCCTTGCCGGTAGCAGGAAAATCCTGTAGGTTTTTGCCTTTGGCGTTGGCCAGGCCATCGGTGGCGGCTAGTGGAAGATCGTCTTCATTCTCGACAACTTCTTCGGCTTCGGCCGGCTCTTCTTCGTCCATCATCGGCTCTTCTGGGGGCATGTCCATATCCATCTCGCCGGCCATCGGATCCATCGCGGGATCTTCGGGGGGAGCGTCCATCTCTCCGCCCATATCAAGGGCCATATCGTCCTGCTCTAAAATATGATCCAAAGTTTTGCGAACCTCATCGGAATATTTGTCTATAACAATAGTTTCTGCATTCTTTAACGCGCTTTCGCGTAACGCTTTTGCGTCGACAATGGCTTCTTTGAGCATGTTGGACATAAATTGACTCCTAGTATTTCAGCAATTCACAAATAAATAGTATTATTTGAATAGAAAATCCTTTTATTTATACCAGAGTGGTGTGCGACGATAGAATTATCCAAATATCAGTGTCTGCAAATAGTGTCCGCGTATCTCCGAGCGAGCCGGTGAGGCCGGTTGGCATGCCGTTCATATTGTAATTAGTCCCACCGATCTGTTTTCATTTCATTGTTTAGCGCATGCCTGCGCCGATGACGTCGCACGCCACGTTATTTAAAGTCACGCTCATGTTTGAAGTGCGCGAAGTGAAGCTCGTACCATCGGTGCTGGTGGCTATTTTTCCAGACGCTCCCACTATCACAATTGTGGTGTCGTCTGTTGCGATCCCGCGAATGTGCGATGTCCCCCACGTTCCATCATCGCCTTCCCAAATAGCAGTCCAGGTTATTCCGTCTGCGCTGTATTGTAAGCGACCGTTCGCGCCGCAGGCAACCCACTTGTTGATCGTTCCGCCGGCATACACAACTCCAAAAAGATTATAAGCACCGGTTGCGCTTGTTCTTTCAGTGGGGGTTGCCCAATCGTCATCGCTCGTGTAAATATTTCCACTTTGCAAGACGGCCACCCCCAATCCTGAGCCATTATAGGCCATGGCATAAATATCTTTTGTTCCTTCCAACGTTGCGGTGTCGGACCA